TCGACCTGGGGTGCCTGTTGCACTTGTTGAGGCGTTTGTACCACTTCTTCTTGCGGCTGTAAAGCGACATGCTTCGCATATTTAGCCTGTTGAAGACGTAGTTTGGCGTCAGCCATTTCCTCTTGCGCCGAAATAATCGCATCAGTATCAAAAGCCTCGTGTGCGGCCTTGAGTTTCTTTCGTGCGTTATCCAGCTCCATCTCAGCGGCGGAATTGGCTGTCTCCGCATACTGTTTAGCGCCTTCGCTGTACTGCTGCTTGAGTCGACGGTTCTCGTCGATCAGCGCTTGTGCAACTCTTTCGAGTTCTTGCTTCTCGCGTAGCGTTGACTCTTTCGCACGGCGCTCATCATGCCTAGCGTGTGTAAGCTCTTTGATGCGCTTCTTGACACCGTCGGAGTACGCTTCCAGCTCATCATCAGACGGATCCGTAACTTCACGATCCAGTGGCTTGCGGCCACGGTCTTTTGCAGGAGTGTCATCAATGATCTCGACTTCAAAGGAGTCATCCGCCTCGACGGATACTTTCTTTTCTTCTTCATCGGGGAACTTAAATTCTTCAGTCATGGTAGTTCCTTATGCCGCAACGCGGCTTATTCCTCTCGGGTCCTCGACTACGGCGTCGATCTGGTCATCGTTGAGCAGACGGAACTCTTTACCGTAGATCTTGAACCGGGTACCTGAGTAGGTACGTACTAGAACAAAGTCGCCCTCTTTACACCAAGCGCCGGAAGGGAACTTCGCAGCATCCTTGTACGCATCAGGCCCGACCTTCAACACAAACATCACGGTCGTTGCATGTTCTTCGGACTTCATGAAAGCCTCTGCCTTCACAATAGACGAGTTCTCAAACTTGTCTGATACATCTGGAACAACGCAAAGCAGCTTGTAGCCCGTGGGTTGTGGAACCTGGGTGGCTTTTTGCTCTTGTGGAGCATCTTCCGGTTTATCCACAGGTTGAATGGGGGCGGGCAGGCTGACGCCTGGGGGCAGAATGATATTAGTCATCTGATTGCTCGACTTTCTCTAGCAAGGCCAGTAAGTGGGATTCCGCGATCGCTAGGCCTTGAATCACGCCGCAGAGTTTCTGGTATTCATCGAACGTCCGACAACCCCCACCTGCGAGGTCGTCAGCGTAGTTATTCATGTCCGTGCGTAGTTTATCGCGCAGTACGCGGGCGAAGTCTTTAATCATGACGGACACTACTCCTTATTTGGTTTCTTTTGTTGGTTCTGCATCGCTGCCTGTCTAGCCTGCATCGCAGCTTGCTGCTTGCTCTTGGCGATGTCGATGCCCATACGCACGCCTTCGCGTTGTTGCTGTGACTCCAGCGTTTGCTGCTTGTGCTCCACGTCTTTGCTGATCTTGAGCATATTCAACTCGGACGTGTTCTCCATCTTCTCGCGCTCGATGTCGATGCGGTCTGACTCGGCAGCCACGTTGGCCTGCATCTGCTTTTCCTTGATGTCGAGCTCGCGTGAGCGGAGCTGGAGTTCTTGCTGCTGCATCTGGATCACGGGATCCTGAGCTTGTTGCTGGGCTTGTTGCTGTGCAGCCATTGCCTGGTTTTGCTGCAGCAACTGCTGAGCGGCCTGAGCCATCATGCCGGACAGGGCCACTTCTACCTCGGGTGGCAGCTTCTCGTCTTCTGGAGGCAGCGCCATACCGAGCTGCTGCTCGATCTTCTGACGGTAGCCGTAGCCAACGTGCTCGGCGATGTGTGCCTGCATAGACGCCATCAATGCTGGTGCCTGGGGGTTCTGCCCGATCAACTGCATGATGACGGGATCCTGCATAGCCGCCATGTGTACCTTGATGTGGGACTCGTGATCCTGGTGTACGAACGCCTTGAGAGGTTTACCCTTGAGCACGTTCATGTTCTCAGTCACGGGATCCACGGGCTTGCGGTCTTCAGGCAGGGCCACAAGCTTGTCTGCGTTCTTGATCCCCAGCACCTCCAGCATGCCTCGGTGAAGCTGTGGCAAGTCATATATCTGCGGCGCGCTCTGGGCTAGCTGGATGACGGCTTGGTACTGCACAACGCGCTGGGCCAGCGTGGTCGCGTTCGGATCGGACACCGGGATAATGTCAACGTGCTGGAAGTCCGCTTTACGGGCGCTCTGACGGCCTGTCTCGGGCTCGTAGCTGTAGTCCTCGTCTGCGTAGTCGGCGATGATGTCCTTGAGCAGTCCTAGTTCTTGCTTGAGTGCGTAGTGAACACGGGCCTGGACGGCAGACATCACTTTAAGCTGGCGCTCAAGCAGGGCCAGGGTGGTACCCACCGGCGCCTGGGCTGACATGTCGCTGATCTGCATGTCTGCAGTGGCGGCGAAGCGGCGGCCTTCTTCAACGATGGTGTTGAGCAGGTTGTACAGCGTGCCGCTTGGTTCCTTGTACGGCAGGGGCAGGATATTGTCCCGCATCGAGCCAGAGCCCACGTCCACATCTCGCCACTCGCCTGGGGCGATCGGGGTATCGTCACCCTTGATACGCAGGCCGCGAGACTTCAAACCACCGGGCAGGTTAGACAGCGTACCCGCGTCCACCAGCTGACGCATGATCGAGGTGGCCGACTTGGCGAAGCCGCCGATCAGGTGGAACAGCCCGAAGCCGTAGGCGCCGAAGCCTGGGATGTAGTTGTACTGAACGAAGTGCTGGCGCTTGAGCTGGAGCTCGTCGTCTTCTTTCCAATTCCGCCGTATCGACAGCACGGTGTTCGTGCCACGGATCAGCGTGACGACGTAGGGCAACTCGATGCCGGTAGGCTCGCCATCCTCCTCATGCTCGAACCCGGGCAAGTCCAGGTCTACGCAGCACTCGTACAACACAAACCGCTCGTCGTTGATGTCGCTGAAACCCGTCTCTTCGTCCTTGGCCTTCTGGATGTCGTCCTTGGTATGTTCTGGCTCACCAATTTCAACGTCTTGGTAGAACCCGGCGTTCTGGAGCTTGAGAATCTCGTTCTTGGTCTTGCGCATAACGTGCGTTACGCGGTACGAAGAGCGGGCATCGGCTACGCCGTAGGGCAACAGGATGTCTTCTGCGGGAACAAACAGTGAGACGGGGCGGTCAAGGCTTGGGTCGAAGTACACCTTCTTGAACGCACAGCCTGCTGCGGGCAGGTTCCACAACATTCTCTCGTGCTCTGGGCGGAACTCCTGCATGCGCTCGGTGAGCTGGAAGTTCATGTCGTCAACAACACGCGCAGCAGCTTCTTTTTTCTCTGACGTTTCCTTGCCGATGATCTTCGTCTTGACCGGGCCGGCTGCGGGGAACGTCTCTGTGATTGTCTCGCTCTGGAACCTTACAACCGCCTCGGTGATCATGGGGTGGAACACGCCGCAAGCGCCGTTCCAAGGCTCAGTGCGCTCTTCGTATTTCAGCCCGAGCAGTTTGAGGCCGTCAACGTAGGCGCTCTCCCAGTCTTTGCGACTGTTGCGGTCGTTCTGGATGCTTTCCTCTAACTCAGACGCCATGCTCTGCATCTTGCCCGCGTCCATATACTCGGCAAGGTTCGCGTTGAAGTCCTCAGCGCTGGGCTCTCCCGGCTTGATCGTGATGTCTATGTCGCCTGCGTGGATCGACACTTCTTCGGGATCGATAATCTCGATCTCAATGGGTTCAGCGTCTTCTTGCTCTAGACCTTGGGGGGCTTGGTACAGACCCTTATCCATCAAATTGGTAGCCATGTAAATCCTTAGTAGTAAGCAGCAGAGCGGCGGCGAAATAACTGCGGCTCATCTTTGCGGTCAGACGATAGCGATACAAAGCCCCCGCGTCTATAGCGCGCCAGGGTCATCGAAACAACGTCCACATAGTCATCGTTCTCGCCGTGAGGGAACTCCGCGCATTCATTTATAACCTCAAACGCCCAGCGATGATCGGGCGCCCAGACAACTTTATCGAACAGTATGGGTGCTACTGAGTTAACACGGGCTCTCTTGTCGTTGGACACGCCTGCACTCGCTCTCGACGGACTGTACTCCTCAATGATCATGTCCATCTGGCGAAGCTCCTGGATTAGCGGGGCACCAGCAGCCTTCTTCTCAATCAGCAAGCACTCGGGCTGCCACTCTTTGTACTCGTCCAGCGCCTTTTGCTTGAGCTGTGGGAACTCCCAGCGCCCCTTGATGGCGTTGAGCATGATGATCTCGTGGCGGTTGGTCTCTTCGTTGAAGAACACACCCCATGTAATACAGGCACTGTAGTCGTTGTGGCTCTTGGTGTCATGCGCCGTGTCCCAGACCTGGATCACAAACTCTACATCAGGCGGCGTGTCCTTCTCCCACAACTGCCACCACTCGCGCTTGAGTATGGCGCCTTCTTCCGAGGTGGGCTCCTGCATGTACTGCGCTGCCCAGAACTGGGGCTGCATACCGGCCTTCTTAGCCAGAAGCTGATCCACGGGCCACTGCTCGGGCCACAGGCTCTTTCCAGATGGGAGTATGGCTGGGAACCTCACCTCATGCCACGGCGTGCTCTGTGCGTTGGCCTGGCCCCATGCCAACGCTCTTCCGATCGGATCCTTCTTACCCCAGCGCGTGCCGATCATGATAATGCGCCCGCCAGGCATTAAGCGCTGCAGAGGGCCGACCTGCATGTACTCCCAGGCCGTTGCAAACGCCGTGTCTGGATTTGCTAGAACCGCTTGCTCTGAGACCAAGTCATCAACCACCAGCAGGTGTGCGCCGTGCCCGGCTACGTTAGCGCCAATACCAATGGCTAGGTACTTGCCCCCAGCGGTTGTTGTCCAGTTGTCTGCAGCGCTCTTGTCTTTAGAGACGACCGTGTTGGGGAATATCTCTTTGTACTTGTCTGTGTCCAGCAAGTTCCTTACCTTACGCCCAAAGTCCGCCGAGAGCGCAGCCGTGTGGGTGGCCATCATGATGTGATGGTTGGGCAAGTGCCCCAGGTACCAGGCTACAAACAGATAAGCAATCGTCTCGGAATTGTGCGTTGGTGTGAGGTGTGTGCCCGCCAAATACAGCCCGTCTCCACTAGCCACCTGTATACAACGCCCCTTTGATGGTGCTACCCGACGAACCGCTTTAATGCCGATCTGGCGTCTATCCCGTACGCGATGTGCTTTTTTGCGAGGCAGCGTCCCTCCGCCTTGCCCGTCATGTGGCGTCCAACAGCATCGCCATGTTGGGGCTGTAGCTTTAATCTCGCGTTCGCGCATATCTTGCGGAACCTGTATCACGCCCACGCGGTATCCGAAACTGCGTGCTAGCTCGGCCACATCTCGCACAAGTCTTTCGCTACGCCCATCAAAATGGATTCGCCCTGTTTTGTCCTGCGTTCCGTCTGTATCAACTAAACCGGCTAAAAGCTCCCGGCGCTGTCTCTCGCTGGCGTGCATGTACAGCTTGGGGATGTGTTTGTTGTTCAACACGCCAATAGCCCGCAACGCTTTAACCACCCCAACAAAGTTTTGGTGAACAACCCCCGTATCTTTATGCACCCACCGCGACCCTTTTTCGTGCGGTATACGATTAACAATCTGCACAAGGTCACCCTCTGCCCCGCAAATATCCGTTGCCGAAGATCGTCCGTCACCTAACCAAGCACCAAGGAAGTACGGATCCAGCGGTAGATCCGCATCGGGAAACTGCAAAGCATGCACTAGCGGTAGTTGAAAACGCGCTCGCTCCCCCGACAAGAGCTTCTGCTTTTCAAAAAACTTTGTTTCGACGGTACGCCACTTAGCATTGGCGCGGTCGTACACCGTCCACTCGTGGTTTTCGTGGCAGCGGATAACTGCCCCGTCGAACGTCTCTATTTCACAGTCCTGCGTTTGCTCGTCACTGAGCCCAACAACATCTGTAGACAGGCCACTGGGATGGAACACCTTGTCGCCAATGACCAAATCCCCGTGCCGCACCCATCCCCGGTTCTGGGTCAAAATCGGAGTGTCATGGTCTAGTTGTTTCCCGAAGCGTGGGGGCATGCTGACCGTTAGCCGCGTTTTTTCGCCGTCGCGCACCTTGTGCAGCAGCGGCTTCATATAGCGGTGGTGTGGGCCTTCTTTCCAATCCTGGTAGATGTAAACACAGAACGCCAGAAAATCTTCACGGCACCGCTTCAACGCCTTCTTGTGCTCAAGCGACTCCAGCTCGCTCAGCAGCGCTTCTTTCTCTACCATTGGCATGCTGGGCAAACACGCTACCAGCGAAGCAAGCGCCTCTGGAGACAGCTCCTCAATCATCGCGGCGCTCTACGACTTGACCAATCTCTGCGTCGATCGCTTTCACATCCACTATTTCTGCGGGTGTGCTATTACTACTGGAGGGAATGGCGGTAATGAACTTAGCCAAGCGCTCGCGCAGGCGACTCTCGATCTCTTCTTCGCTGGCGTCTTTCTTTGTGACCTCGATGCGCTCGGTGAAGAGTGCGACTTCCGTCACGTTGCCTAGCATCTGCAGCGCTTTGAGCCGGATGTTAGCGTTGGGGTTGGTCGTCTCTTCTACGATCTTGGCCACGCAGTACCCACGCAGTTCCTTGGCCTGGTGAATGAAGTCCCAGTCATAGGCGGTCAACATCCCTGTTAGATGCTGCACTGCGGCGGGTGTTTTGATGGCTACAAGCGCTTGCTTTTGTGCGCCACTGTCTGGGTCGAAGTTCAGCGCTGTGAATGCTTGCCGTGCAGCCTTTGTTTCTTGTTTAGCGTCAATTGCAGCGTCTGAGGGCACGCCCAGCTCGTTTAACCACTCGGCGGTATTCACTTGTGCGTTCAGCACGGCGGAAGCGTCCACGTCCTTTAACGGAGTGAAATTGCCCGCTGGTGAGATTTCAGGCTCAAAGTGCACCAAGTTTTCAAACATTTTCATATGCGTAGATGACAGATTTGCCCTCTCGTTAACCGTAGTGTACATTTACTTTGCGCTTTGCGCACTTTTCTCCAATCTCCTTGTTAGCCCGCAACACTGCGGGCTTTTTTTCGTCTGGACTTTTTGCAAAATTTTTGTAATGGGGGTGGGGGGTCTAATTATGGCTTTGCCCTACCTCAAGAGCATAACGCGAACCTCCAGGGTATTAGCTAAATTGGCATAACTACTCAGCGCCAAATTTTTATAGTGGGTGGTGCTTAAATTAGCATAACTACTCAGCGCCTCGACAATACCTAGA